GATTTAAGAGGAATTCCAACCTGCACATGTCCAGAGTGTGGTGGCACTCTTTTTAGGGCTTTAGTTGGTTTTGATCCAGCAACATACACAATTTCTACCTATCATTTAGATATTCAATGCAATGAGTGTGGGGCTTTAGCAACCGCTCCAACACCAGTAGATCATCCAACAAACCCAAGTGATGATATGGGGTTTAAAGAATGAGAGATATTCTGTTATCAACTATAACAGGTTTTGGGTGCGGTGTCGTGTTCGCAGCATTCAAATTGCCAGTGCCAGCACCACCAGTTTTTGCGGGAGTCGCAGGAATTGTTGGACTATGGCTTGGCTTTACAATACTAACACAAATTATATCCTAGGAGGAATAATGGAAAAACTAATAAACGATAAGACAAAGGCAATGCTAGCATCATATGGTCGCTCAGTTCTTGCATCAGGTCTTGCACTATATATGGCTGGCGTAACAGATCCAAAAGATCTATGGGCAGCACTTGTAGCAGCGATTGCACCTGTTGCATTAAGAGCAATCAATCCAAACGACAAAGCATTTGGCGTATTGCCTGATGCTGCTGAAGTTGCAAAGGCTCTTAAGTCTGCAAAGGCACCAGCAAAGAAGGCTGCAAAGAAGTAATTTATCTTCTATCAGATAGCCAGTCTAGAAATAGGCTGGCTTTTCTGTTTATTCGTTTATAATTTGTAAATATTTATCTTTTAAAACTTCAACAGAAAAGTTATTAAATCCTATTTCTACAGCCTTATTCTTATAATCTTTTATATTTTCACCCTCAATATATTTATCAATCATATTTGCCAATCTTTCTGGATTAGCCTCATAAATATTAACCATTGATTTGGTTTTAAACTCACCTATTTTTTTAGATTCTACCAACCATTTTTCTGGCAGTATTTGATTATTAGGGGAAACGTCTGTCATAAAGACTGGCATACCACTTATTAAAGCCTCATTCATTGGTAAACATAACCCAGCATATCTTCTTGGCAATACCATTGCATCAAACCCATTATATAGATCTTCTCTATTTTTTACATTGTCTTGGCTTAATGTTAGGCGTTTATCTTTTGTATTAAAATCTAATGGAGTTTGAGTTGTAACAACTAACTCATATTCTGCTTTAGAATATTTAAGCATTTCTATTACGGTGTCAGTTCCATTTCTATCCTTGGCTGCCTTTTTACCACCAATATGAAGAATGCGTTTATGTGTTTTAGATAAGTTATTTTGTCTTATATTATCAAACAAAGATGTATCTGTTGGTGGTGGAAGGTGTATTAGTTTTGTTTTTGATCCAAACTTTTTGTTGACTATATCTATATTCCAAAGGCTTGGCGATAGTAAAACATCAGGCAGTGCCCATTCTGGATTTGTCATATTTCCAAACAATTCGTAATTGTATTGAAGAATAGTTTTTACATTTCTTGCTCTTGCAAGATTAATAAAATCTACACTATAAAAAGTTTCACAACTTATTACAACATCTAAATTTTCTAAGAATGCTAGCATTTCTTTTGTTCTTGGCATTCCTCTAAGTGTTTTAAGAACGTTATATCCGCTATACCACTCAGGATGCTGCTTGTTGTTATTAAAAAAAGCGGAATCAATAAGTAAAATCTTATCAGGATTAAGCATGTTAACTAATTCCCTAGTCTGATTACCAAGTCCAGTATTATCACATCTTGCTATAATTCCTAGTCTCATTAGGTTGACCTTAAAACATCTTCATCATTTTTAAATAATTCAGATTGGCTTAATATTTTTTTTGCATCTTCAATACTTGTATATGACCAAAACTCATCATCTTGGGTAAACTTCCTAGTGCTTTGCCTTCCATCTAAATGTAAAACTCTGCTTACATTTTGACCATTATCTGGGTAATAAATAAACATCTTATGTGCTTCCCAATTTCTAATTTTAAAAACATATGGCTCTATCGTAATAATTTTTTCACCAGGCAAGTACTCGCAATCAACTTGTGCTTTTCCATAAAATTCATCTTCAATATAATTTCTTTCACCAATACTTGGTAAAACAACATTTTTATAGTAACTAGTAAAACTTAAATGTGGATTTTGACTCCATTGAACAGTTTTCATAAAAACATCTTCTTGACCACACATCATATGAACATGCTCTTGCGGCATCTCTTCTCTTAAATAAAATCTTATTGTGTTTGCTTTATTGTATTCAAACATATCCAAACACTTATTCCAGTCAATATCTCTATCAGTTCTTAATGGTAGATCTCCTTCAATATAAAGAATTAGTGGTGTTTGAACCAAGTTAATAGTTTTTTTCATCATAGTGCTTTGATGGCTATGCTTATCAAATATTATTGGTAATACGTTTTCCCATTCGTGCAAGCATTTCCACAATACCCTACTTTTATATTCATCATAGTCTTTTTTATAATCTGATTGCTCTGATCTAAGTCCATCTATTTGCAATATTATTTCGCTGTCTGGAAAATGAAACTTTGTGTTATTGATGGTTGTTTCTATAACTTTTGTGCTTGGATGACTAGGAATGTAAGATGTTGGAACTATAATTGTTACATCAGACTTTTGCATTTATTTGCCTCATAATCTTAATTGATAAATCTCTTTTACATTTTATCCACCAGGCTACAGCCTCATGCATATTATTTGGATAATCCTTTAATATTTTTTCTAAAATTCCTGAAAGTTGATACCAATCAGTTACTGATTCAATTGGCATTATTTCGAACATCTTATAATAAAAATTTGTAATTAAATTTTTTGAATCTCTTAAATCTGCAATAGGAAGAGAAAGCATTTCTAGTGCTTCATAAAACCTAAAAGAATCTATAACAACTGCACCAGACGGGGCTGGACAAACTTTTGAACTCAATAAATTATTATAATATTCTTTTGGATTGTCTCCTTTTGCAAAACCATCTGTTGGTTTATATAGAGAATTTTTTAATTTAGGCATTACCTGAGACAATTGTTGTCGTCTTACATGTGTAATTTGTCCACCAAAATAAACATCATAAGTTTTTTTATCATATTTTGGAATGTTATTTTTTAAATGCTGAGGAACCCCAAGCGGCAACTTGTTATATTTTTCGTGTTTTGCGTGTGGATATTGAATCCAAATGTCTATGTTCTTATGTTTTATAGATTTAACATCAAATATTCCCTCCTCATCTCCAGTAATAAATAAAACAACTTTTTTTATTTTGTTTAATGCTTCATTAATTTTTTCTTCATTTCCAAAATTTTGTGATCCAGGAATTACAACAAATGCCCTATCAGTTTCATAAATATCTGTTACCCTTATCTGTTCTATTTTATTTTTATTAAATATTTCTTTTAATAAACCGTAGTCCCACTTATCATCTGAGTAAGACTCTCCGTTACATGAATACAAAAATGCCTTTATTTCATTCATTTTTTAGTTCCATCTTGCATAAAATTAGCGGGATCGCAGGCTGCACATGTGTCAACCTGTAAATTTCCATTAACAGACATTGATTTAAAAGAGTTTCCACAAACACAGGAAACAACTACTTCAGCAAATATCTGTTTTTCTTTTTGAGATTCTTTTTTTATCCATTCATTATAATAGTCATCTGTAAAGTATCCTAAACCTTTTTCTGGGTCATTAAAAGGATAAAAATAAGAATTGTATGGATCTTCACTTGTTGAAGGATATCTACCCCATTTTTTATTGTAATACTCTCTTGTTACACCCATTCCTGGATCAACGCCACCAAGTTTAATACTATGACCCATTATTGTATCTTTAATATCTATCTTAACTTTTTGCCAGGTAGTTTTATTTTCTTTTATTGTTTTCCAATGATCATCGTAATCTAATAAAAATGCTCTTTGTATTCTCATGCTATAGTCCAAGTCTTCATAGCCATATGGGGTAAAATTTGTATCCCATAATCCAACCTTATCAATTAAAGTTTTATGAAAAGCAATAAAGTGCCAACCAAAAACTCCAAGTGATTCAACTATTACATGCTTAGTATCTTTTAATATTTCAATAAAATCTAAACCGCCAGGTTCTCCAAAACGAACTGCAGCGCTCATGGCTATGTACCACTCAGCGCCTTCGTCATACATTTTTTTTATACCTAAGTTATGACTTGCTGTAAATCCTATATTATTTTCAGTATTGTCAATTTCAAAAACATTTTCTAACTTACATGTTTCCATAAGTTCATCTCTAAAAGATTTAATTCTATAAGGAAGACCAACAACATATTTCATTTTAACACTCAATCTTTTCATATAGGGTTTGCCAATTTTCAACAAGACCTAGTATCTTATTATTATTCATAAGTTTTGACTTTATAAATATATAGTTATTTTGTTTTTCATACTCATAGTCTCTTGCTATTGGAACAAAATCTTGAGATACTAAAAATTTTATAACATCTTCAGCAAGCCATTGATCCTGCCAAAATTTAAAATCTTCTACTTCAATAAATATTGAATCTGCTTGTTTTAAAGTTTTATTTGAACTGCT